CACCTCCTGGAAGGCCGTGATCGAGCGCCGCTATCGGGAGGAGCTGGCCAATGCGTGAGGCCCTGACGCCGGAGGACATCGTGGCCCTGATGGAGGCGCCCCCGGGCGCCCTCGGGCACCGGGGCCGGGTCAACCCGCCGGACGGCGGCTGGGGCCGGGGCTGGCGCCGGAACCACCGCACGGGCGAGTTCGAGGTCGTCTTCTCTGCTGGGCGGGAGCCGCTCCCGCAGCCGGTCCACTGGGCGTGGCGCTGATGGCCCGATACGTCCCCCCGACCGTGCCGGCCGAGCCGCTGATAGCGGCGCTGCAGAAGGCCGGGGTCTCGGTCACCACCGTCCCCTGGTTGAAGATTTGCCTGGAGCGGGCCCGCAAGAAGGGGCGCTTCACGATCTGGGCCGCCGACAAGATCTCCTGCCTGGTGCTCCACAAGCACCCGACGGAGATCTACGGCCCGGCCTGGTACGAGGCGGCGGCGTGAGGCCGCCCAAGCGCCTGAGGATCGGGCCCTACCTGTACCGGGTCGTCTGCGGCGGGGAGCGGTGGGAGAAGATCCGGGCGGACCAGGAGTCCAAGGACCTGTACGGGATCCACCTGCCGCACGACCTGGTGATCGGGCTCGACCCGACCCAGGACCCGGGGGTGCTCCGCACCACGCTCCTCCACGAGCTGCTCCACGCCTGCTTCAACCTGTCGAACGAGCCGTTCCGCCGGGTGAGCCTCAAGGGCATGGAGATGGAGGAGTACATCATCGGGCACCTGGAGACCACGCTCCTGTCCGTGCTCCGGGACAACCCGGACTTGGTGGCGTTCCTGGTGGACTCCGATGCGTGAGGCGGCCGCCCACCTCCCGCTCTGGAAGGACTACCTCCAGACGGTCCTGGACCCGGCCCATATCGGCTCGGAGATCACCTGGACCATCCTGTTCGACCTGGCGATCTACCCGCTCGTCAAGCGGTGGGTCCGCCGGCACGACCGGGCCGTACATGGGGGGGGTGACGGTGATGGGTGAGAGGCATACCGATGCATGGCGCATCCCGACCGAGGACGGGTCGGACTACGGCGTCCTGGTGAAGTGCGGGCCACCGGGCCATCCCTACTGGTGGCTGCTCTGTCCTGGCACAGCGACCCTGTACATCGGCCCCGAGTTCGACCTTCGGGACTGCCAGATGGGCGAGGAGTGCAACTTTCTGGACGACGTTCATGCGGCTGCCCATCGGTTCGTGACGGGCGGCTGGGGGGTCTAGGTGACGTGACGGAGGGCGACGACTAGTGGTGTTCTCGGAGCCCGGTGGACGGGCGAAGGAGTGGGTCATGGAGGAACATCAGCCGTACCATCCCTGCCCGGCCATCTGCGTCGGTATCCTGAACTTCGACCAGCCGACCATCGTCAAGTGCGGTCTGCTCGAAGGCCACGACGGGCCGCACCGATGCCACATCGAGTGGGGCGAGCAGGACATCGAGACGATCGCTCGGTACTTCCCCGACCGGCCGATCACGCTCAACGCCCAGGAACACGCCAAGTACGTCGCCGACGTGCTTACCCAGGGCGGGGGGTTTAGATGACCAGGCGCACTAAGGCCACTCCCGTCTGCGTGGACTTCGACTACTGCCCGGACTGTGGTGGGGTCGGCCAGGACTACAACCTCGACTTCTGGTGCTCAGCCTGCGGCGGCGGGGGGACCGTGTCCGCTCGTCTGTGCCACTACGAGGTCTTCTCGCCCGAACTGTTGAGCGGCGGTATCTACGACCCACCGGAGCCCTTCCACTGCTGGGGTATCTACTTGGCCCCGTCAGCCCGAGCGGCGAAGGTCATGGCCGTCAAGGATGACGAGTTCAAACCCTGGCTGCGGGATACGCAAGGGGAGCCACCCTTCAAGGGGCTGACGGCTCGGCTGTTCCGTTGCGAGCACGGCGTGTGCGTGGCGTGCGGGGCTGACCCCGAGGAGCACCCCTGCGGGTTCGCCTGTTCGGAGTGCGACATAGCGGCGCTGGCATGGGACAGAGAGGGAAGCCTGGACGAGCTGCCGGGCATGTGGGACAAGTCCGACCTGATAGGTGGGGAGTCCGATGCCTACTGCTGCCGGGGAGAGTGCTGCGGGCCGGGTAGCTGGTGCTGCGCCCACGCAGGGCCACACTCGCATGACCCTGACCCGCAACCCTCTGCCTCGGTACAGGACGACCGTAACCTCGAAGTTGGGCCTTCTTCCCGTGCGGCCCGATTCGAGACTGGTGGGTGAACCGTGGTTGAGGAACCGAGCACGCTGCGGAAGGGGATGGACGCCTTGGGCGAAATCTTGACCGAGCGCAATGAATTACGAGCCGACGCTGAACGACTGCGGGAGATGGAACGGGTCGTCGGCACGGGCGACAGCCGAGCCCTACGGCACCTGCTCGACAGTGACCCGCTCGCCCATGCCTTGTTTACTCTCGGTCGGCGCTGGGAGCGGCAGCTAGGACCGAGGCTCGGGGGTGAGGATGGCGACCGTTAGTGATGTGAAAGCAGCCCTCGACGGGCTGCCCGACGACGCCGAAGTCCACCTGTACGTCAAGGGCGACGGGGCGACCATCCAGGCGGAGTGGGTCGAGGACGATCAGATCAACAACCCCGTCATCCTGCGGGCGAAATACGACCTGTGGGCCGCAGGCCCCATCGAGACAGGAGCAGAGCCGATGCACCTTTTGACCAGCGCAACTGTCCCGTCTGCGGCATGGATTGCGGAGGCCGACGACGAACTGGACGAGGCCGATGACTGAGGCGCTGAACACTGAGGAGGTCCGGGAGCTTCACCGCCGGGCCGCTGACAGCCTCCAGGAAGCCGTCTGGGAGACGGAGAAGGCCCGGGTCGCCCTGGAGGCTTGCGGGGAGACGGCCACCGCCCACAGCCTCGACAGGATGACGACCGGCATGGCTCTGGCGCGGGACTGGCTGGAGTGGTCGCTGTCCGATCCGAGGGGCGAATACACGCCACCCTCACACCCACTTCGGTCAGGACGATCTGAGGTCGACCGAACCACGCCACTTGGGCCTGACTGAGCCACTCGTGGGAGCTAGAGCGACATGCTCTGGCTCTGGCACCGGCTCCTGGCGGACTTCTGGCCGCTCGACAACAGCAGGGTAGGACCCAACCTCGTCGCCTCCGTGGTGACGGCCGCCCTGGTGATCGCCCACAACGAGTGGCGCATCCTGCGGGCGGACGAGCGCCGGCACGCCGGCCTGCGCCAGGTCCTGCGGGACCTGGTCCGGGAGGCAGAGCACCCGGTCGACGTGGCCGAGCAGCGGATCGCCGAGGACGTGCGTGCCGGGAACGCTTGAGCCCGAGTACAAGCCGGCCCGCAACTGGTCCCGGGAGAAGCGGTTCACCGAGGCCAGCAAGCGGGTCGTCCACGAGGACTGGTCGCAGGCCCGGGCCGCTACCTACTACGGGGTAAGCCGGCCCCGGCTCAACGAGCACGTCGCCAAGTACCGGGAGAAGTTGGAGGCCCAGCGCCAGGGGGCCCGGGTGCCCCTCGCCAAGGGCTCCGAGCAGATCGCCGCCGCCATCGGCCCCTTGGGCCTGAACGAGCGGCGGCGGGTCGGCACCTTCGACGAGTTCGACCGGTACTACTTCGGGCACTGGGTGTGCCCCGACTGTGAGGTCCACCACGAGGACCCCGAGTTCCACACCACGCTCAAGCGGGAGCTGCAGGCTCACCACCCCCGCATGGTCATCAACGTGCCGCCGTACCACGCCAAGTCGACCCTGGTCACGGTCAAGCACACGATCTACCAGGTCGTCCAGGACCCGAACCATCGGACGCTCATCATCTCCAAGAGCCTCCCGTTCGCCAAGACCTTCCTCCACTCCATCAACGAGCTGCTGACGAACCCGGAGCTGTACCAGGACGGGAAGAGCCTGATCGAGGACTGGGGCCCCTTCAAGCCCGAGGGCACCTCTGCGGTCTGGAACACCGAGCGGATCTACGTGGCCGGCCGGGTCTCGGCCGAGAAGGACCCCACGGTCCAGGTCGTGGGCGTGGGCGGCCAGGTGTACGGCCGGCGGGCCGACACCATCAAGGCCGACGACGTCGCCGACTTGAAGAACCAGCGCAACCCCGAGCTGGTGCAGCAGATGCTCCAGTGGTTCGACCAGGAGGTCTCGAACCGCATCGGTAAGCGGGGCCGGCTGATCTGGGTCGGGACCCGTGTCCACCCCGGGGACATCTACTCCTTCCTCAAGATGCGGGAGGGGTACTTCGTCATGCAGTGGCCGGCGGTCCTCTCGGACGCCGACGAGCTGACGCTGTGGCCCGAGCACTTCGACTACCTGTCCGCCCAGCTCAAGAAGGGCGAGATGACGGAGCGGGACTGGCAGCTCGTCTACCAGAACATCGACACCCCGGGCCTGGGCGCCAGCTTCACCCAGGAGATGTTGGACGCCGCCAAGGACGAGGAGCGGGTCGTCGGGCACTACGAGTCCGACTGGCGCCTGATCGCCGGCCTGGACCTTGCCGGCGGCAACGCCGGCTCCGGGTACACGGCCGGGGTCCTCATCGGGATCAACCTCCAGACCGGCAAGCGGTACCTGGTCGACGCCTTCAACGTGAAGTCGATGAAGGCGCCCCAGCTCAAGGAGCAGGTCCTGGCCTGGTCCGAGCACTACCCGATCTACGAGTGGCGTGTCGAGAACAACGGGCTGCAGTCCCAGCTCGTGCAGTACAACGAGGAGATCGTCCGGGAGCTGGCGCTCCAGGGCATCCGCATCACGCCCCACAACACCAGCACCAACAAGTGGGACGAGCACTTCGGGGTTGAGTCCATGGCGCCCCTGTGCTCGGCCGGGCTCCTGTCGATCCCCTGGGGGAACCAGCCGAGCCGGCGCACCTTCCAGCCCCTGATCGAGCAGCTCATCGTGTTCCCGATGGGCGTCGTGACCGACTTGGTCATGGCGACCTGGTTCGCCGACCTGGGCTGCCGGGATCTGCTCAAGCGGGCCCATCTTCCCCTGTTCGACGCCCGCCGGCCGGTCCCGTCCCGGATCGCCAAGCGCCGGGTCGTGATCGACTTCGCCAACCAGCAGGCGACCCCGATCCCGCTCTACGAGCAGTCCGGCGCCGTGTACGCCGGCCCTGGCTCCAGGGGCCACCGCCGGCTCGTGACCGGGCGCCCGTCCCCGCACCGGGATTGGGTCGACCCCACGCCCCCGGAGCCGATCCCGTTCGTCAATCGGGAGGGTTCGGTCCCTTCGTAGGGCCGATCCCCTTGCGCCGCAGGTACCAGCCGGCGGCGTGCTGGGAGAGCCAGACCCAGCCCTCGAAGAGGGCCACGAGCACGGCCCCCATCACGATGAAGACCGGGATCCAGCCGAAGTCGTGCCAGATCCCCACGACCTGCTGCCAGGCCAGGTGCCTCAAGTTCACCCCTTGACCGTACCACGGGTGGGGGCACTACTGAGATGCGTACCTACTTCCGGGACCGGGCCAACCGCAAGAGGTTCCGCAGGACAAAGGCAGAGGCCGACGCCACCGGCGGGACCGTGTGCGGGTTCGTGCAGCCGAACGGCGAGCCGGTCTACTTCGTCGTGGCGAGGGACGCCACGCCCGAGGACGTCGAGCGGGAGGTCTTCCGCCGCCGCTACGGCCGGGACCCCGATCTTGGCGAGCTGGCGATCATGAGCGTGATGGCCAGGCGCCGTGCGGCCCGTGAGCGGGCCGCCGTCGGGGCCGCCTGATGGCCCGGAGCTTCCCTCCCGCCAACGAGCCCATCGCCCCCCACCGGGTCGACCAGGCCGGGTCCCCCACGCAGTGGGGCGACTACCAGCCCGAGATCACCGAGACCACGCTCCCCATCGTCCTTTGGGCGTTCCGGGACCGCTACCGGGACCGGGACGTCCGCTATGAGCTGATCTCCAACGTCCTGCGGGGCGACTGGGAGGAGGTCGACCCGTCCAACGACAAGGTCGAGTCCCGCTCCCCGAACCTGATCCAGGTCGCCCTGGAGGACACGGCCGAGGCCGCCGGCCAGGTCCCCACGATTCGGGTCCGGCCTCGCAAGAACACCGACAAGCTGATCGACGTCGCCGCCCGCATGGAGAAGATCGGGACCGGCTACTTCGAGTATTCCCGGATGAACCTCCTCATCCCGAGGACGGTCATGGACCTGGCGGCCTACGGCCTGTCGGCCTGGGTCATCTGGCCCAACTACGACGACCGGCTGCCGGCGATAGAGCGCCGGGACCCCCGGACCTGCTACCCGGAGCCCGGGTTCCGCCCGGGCCAGAAGGTGCGCCGATGCATCTTCACCCGCAAGGTCCACTACGCCCAGCTCCCGGCCGACTACCAGGTCAAGCTGGTCAACTTCATCAACGACGACACGGGCTACGCCCTGGAGGAGCGCCTCAAGCTCACGCTCGTCGAGTTCTTCTCGGAGACCGAGATCGTCGTGGCGGCCCTGTTCTCCACGACCGACATGAACATGAGCATGGGGGCCCAGATGGGCTCCGGCTTCCCGGCCGGCCAGGTCTACGTGCCGGTGATCCTGGACCGCATCCCGAACGAGCTGGGTGTCTGCCCGGTCGTGATCGGGAGCCGGATCACCTACGACGACGAGTTCCGTGGCCAGTTCGACCAGGTCATCGGGATCCAGACGGCCCACGTCCGGCTCATGTCGCTGGTGCTCGACTACGCCGACCAGGCCGTGTACTCCGACGTCTGGGTCAAGGACCTGATTGGGGAGATGGCCTGGGGCGGTGGCGGCTACATCGAGCTGGGCCCGCAGGGCGCCATCGGCCGTGTGCCGCCGGCCGTGTCCAGCCTGAACATCCAGCAGGACCTGGCCAATCTGGTGGACTCGATCCACCTCGGCGCCCGGTGGCCCAAGCAGCGCCCGGGCGAGGTGGATCAGGCCATCGCCTCGGCGAAGTTCCTGGAGGCGACGGCCGGCGTGATGAACACGGCCATAAAGACCTACCACCAGATCCTGGAGATCATGCAGGAGCAGGCCCTGCGCCTGTGCTTCATCTCCGACCTGCACTACTTCCCGGGCGAGAAGCAGATCGACGGCGTGCTGCGGAACCAGCAGTTCGTCCTGAGCTACGACCCCCGCAAGCACATCGACCCGAACAACCGGATCCTCGTGGAGTACGGGCTCGGGCTCGGGCGGGACCCGGCGCAGAGCGCCGTGCTCATGATCCAGTACGCCGAGAAGGGCTACATCTCCAAGGAGTTCGTCCAGGAGAACATCGAGGGCCTGCAGGACGTCGAGCGGGAGCGCATCCGCATCGACGTCGAGCAGGTGCAGGACATGATGCGGGCCTTCCTCCTGCAGAAGATCCAGTCGGGCGAGATCAGCCCGTCCGCCCTGGCGGACCTGGCCCAGGCACGGGCCAAGGGCGAGGACCTGACCGAGCTGTTCCGCAAGTACGTCGTCCAGCCGACCGACCAGCAGACCCAGCAGGCGGCGGCCGCACAGACCGGGCTCGGCCCCCTGCCGCCGGGCCTGGCGCCCCCGGGCGCCCAGCCGCCTGGAGCCGGAGCGGGTGCTGCCCCCGCCCCTGGCGGCCCGGCTGGGCCGCCCGGGCTGGCCCCGCCCCCGGCGCCCGACCCCAACCAGATGATGGACCAGATGGCGACTCCGGCGGGTCCCTTCCGTAGCCAGGCCGCCATCCGCTGATGGACGCTCCCAACGTCAACGCCGCACCGCCGAACCAGCCCGGGGTGCCCTCCGTCGAGGGCGCCCCTTCGGGCACCTACGGCGAGGGCGCCGCCCTGGACCGGCTCAAGGCTTCCCTGCCCGACGTCAAGCCGCCTCTGGGCAAGGCCGGCCCGGCCGGCCCCGGCATCAAGCCGTTCGCCCCCAAGACCCAGGCGCCGTCCCTCACGACCGGCCGGCCGCCGGTCGCCCAGACCCCCCCGAACTTCCCGTCGGTCCTGGCGCTGCCCACGCAGCGCCCGGACGTGCCGGTGGCCACGCCGCTGGCGGCCCCGCCCGGCCCGCCGCTCGGCGGCGCTGCCACCAGGGCCCAGGCCACGCTGGGGATCCTCTTCCAGCTCGCCCAGTCGCCAGACGTGTCGGCCACTACGCAGGCGTGGGCCACGCACGTCATCGGGGCCCTCCTCTCCGGCAGGCACTGAGTGGCGGGGTTCGTAGACGACCTCAAGGCCGCCCTCTCGCCGGCTGAGCAGTCCATCGTCAGCGGGTTCTCCCAGGGCCCCATCGGGGGCCTGATGCACGCCGCCTCGAAGCTGCCCGACCTGGCGGGAGAGACCGTCTCCATGCTGAACCCGGCCAACGCCGTCAGCTCCCTGCAGGCCGGCGTCACCGGCCAGCAGAACGGGTTCCGGCTCACGCCGGCCGAGCGGGGCCTCGCCCTTGCCGGCGTGCTCGGGATCGGCGGCGTGGCCGCCGGCCGCCGGTTCTACGCCCTGCGGGGCGAGCCCGGCTTCATGTCGGGGGACCGGGGCGAGTTCGCCCCCGGGACCTTCTTCGGCAAGACCGACTACCGCTACGGGACCCGTAACCCGGAGGTGGGTCAGCTCGGTGTGGCCTCGAACCTGGACGAGGTGGCGTCGGTCCTGAACCAGACCCACCCCCGGGACGACGCCTGGGCCAACCACGACGCCGTGCGGAAGGCGGACATCCTCGCCCTGGGCCAGCGCCGGCTGCAGGAGAGCGAGACCGACGCCAACTACGCCTCGTCGTTCCAGGACCCCATGCAGCAGCAGGCCCTGGCGGCCGCACGGGCCCACGCCCGCATGATCGGCCTGCAGTCCCAGGGCGTGTTCAACATGCCGGGCTCCACGGCCATGTCTGACCTGTACGACCGCTGGCGCCGGCACCCGGCGGCGCTGTCCCAGGACCAGCGCCAGGCGCTGCAGGACTGGCTCACCGACCTGTCCCACGTCACCGACCAGTGGACCGACGAGGAGGGCAACCTGCCGGCGTCGGCCAAGTGGGTCGGTATCAACGCCACGGCGGACGGCCCCGAGACCTACATCTCGCCGACGTTCCTGCCCACGCAGCGTTCGATCCTGGACGGGGAGCCGGACGACCTCACAAAGATCCGGCTCGGCATGCGGCTGGAGCAGTTGAACCACCGGGCAGCTATGCCCGAGATGGTCCAGAACATCCTGTCGTACTTCAACGCCGCCGACCCCAAGATCGCCGACGACGTCGTGCGGGGCGTCAACTGGTACGACATCGCCCACGGCGAGGCGACCGACATGGCGAGCCTCGCCAACGTCGCCCGTCGGGTGGCGTCCGGGATCGTCGCCGCCTTCTCTCCGCAGACCGACTGGGACATCAACCGGGCGGGCGCCCGGGCCTTCCTAGAGGGCGACCAGTACACGAAACCGTCCGGGATCGTTGGCTCGGCCAAGGGGACGATGGGCCCGATAGAGAAGGCCCGGGAGATCCTGGCGACCCAGTCAGACCAGGAAGTCCTGAACATCCTGCGGGCCAACAAGACGAGCAACTTCTTCGTCAACATCGACAAGCCGGAGCAGTCCGGCTCCGTCACCATCGACCGCCACGCCCACGACGTGGCGATGGGGTTCGCCCTGCCGGGCATGGACACCGACTACGTGTTCGACCCCAACGGCCGGGCCTACAACGCCATGGCCACAGCGCACCGGATCGCCGCCGTGCTCATGTCCCTGGGGCTCGCTGACACCGAGCCCGGCGTGAGCGAGCTGCTCGGGCGCAAGGGCTTTATCCGCCCTCACGAGGTGCAGGCCGGCTCCTGGGAGGCGATCCGCAACCAGAAGCAGGCCGCCGGCTGGCGCAAGGGGTTCGCCCGGGCCGGCACCCCCATCGTCGCCTCCGACAACATCCTGTCAATCCTGGAGGGGCGGGCGCTTCCTCTTGGGGGCCTTGGGGAGCGGGGCTCGGTCTTCGGCGTCTACGGGTCTCGCAATCCAGTCCCAGCCGGGCAGATCGTCCTCGCTGACGGTCCTCGTGGGCGCACCCTCCTCGGGGACCAGAACGGCACGAACAAGTCCGTCCTCCGTTCGAGCGTACCCACAGAACCGGAGCAGGGGTGGACCACTTGGCTCCCGGTCCAGCCACGCAGTGTCAGTGACGTACTCGACTACATGCCGGCGCACTTCCTCGCCGGGGGTCCCGACGGGAGCACACCCCCGGACCTCCGGTTCTTCGAGTCGGACCACCCGCAGGCGGTCGGTTCCGTTACGACGCCGGGCAACCATCTCGTGGTCCATGTTAGCGCCCAGGACCGCCGGTTCCTCAATGCCCTGCGCTCGGCGCTCAAGGTCTTCCCTGACGTCGCCCCCACCAAGAAGTACCAGGGCGTCGAGCACCACTTCTCGGTCAAGGGGGAGCCCCAGGGGCCGGAGGACTTCAAGACCCCGGCCGACTTCGAGCGGTTCCTGAACTACGGCCAGTACGTCGGCGTGTCGGCCCACAAGGACGGCATGACGCCCAAGCAGACCGCCAACGCCACGGCGAAGCTGGAGGCCGAGCTGCAGAAGCGGGGCTACAAGTACCTCCGCACCGACGGCCACTACGGCGGGGCGCCGGAGCCGTCCTTCCTCGTGCCCGGGATGCCCAACAGCGAGGGCCGGGAGCTGGGCCGCATGTTCGGTCAGGACAGCGTCCTGACGCCCGGCGGCTACCTGTACTCGAAGGGCGATCACTGGAACCCGGTCCTGGGCGACCCGAAGATGGAGGCCGACCCCGAGGGCAACTACAGCGAGACCCAGATCGGGAACGGCAAGAAGGTCACCTGGCACCTGCCCATCGACTTCAACAACAAGATGCCGCTCCATGGCCACCCGGACCTGGACTTGGTCACGCACGAGATGAACGAGATCCACGGGCTCTGGGCGCCGCTCGGGGATACGATCCGGCCCGACACCCTGGACCAGATCGCCAAGCTGGTGCAGGACCTGGCCGAGAAGCACAACGTCGAGATCAGCCCCCGGCTGTACCTGCACGGCAGCTCCCACGCCCCGCAGGGCTGGCAGGAGGCCGGCGACCACCCGTTCATGGACACGGGCCAGCGCCAGGTCGTGGCCCAGCACCAGACCTACGACCCGGGTGCCCGCAACGCCGTGCCGGTGTGGGTCCCGAACAAGGACTGGGCCCAGCGGGCCCCCATGGGTGACAATCTGCTGGAGCAGGCGCCGAAGCTCTCCTGGGAGGCGCAGACGGGAGCCTCCGGTTCGCCCGTGCTCGGGTCCAGGCTTGGGGATGCAGTCGTGAACCACGAGCTGCGTGTCTTCGTGTCGCACCTCCGCACGCAGGGCAAGGGCTTCGTCCCGGACGGTAGCAACGTCCTGGCGAGCAAGTTCGCCGGGCGCCGGCCGGCGCACTTCGCCCTGTACCTGCCCGAGGACCCGTCCGACCTGCCGGCGATCTCGCTAGGACACCGCTCCACCGCAGACGCCAAGCAGGGCCTGGCCGCCCTGCAGCCGGACGAGCACCGGCTCGTGATGGGCTCGGTCTCCCGGGGCAAGGTCACCCTGGAGGTCCCCGCCTCGCCGCTGTCCGACTCGTTCCCTGACATCGAGCTGTCGGCCTACGCCCGCTCCGTGCTGGCCCGGGCCGGCGTGCCGGCCGGCGACATCGCCAAGGTGGTGAAGGCCGCATGACGATGGTCGACCCGCAGCAGCAGGCGCCAACGGCCGAGTCCGCCGTCACGGCGGCCGAGCAGGCGAACCAGGTCACCCCTTCCCCGGCGCTCCCGGTCCCCCAGTCGGCCCCGGACGTCGCCGGGATCGACTCCCGCCTGCGCCACATCACCGGCATCGAGGCCCAGTGGGGCCTGCCGAACCTGCCGGACGAGACCAAGATCGACCTGGCGGCCGCCCCCGGCGCTACGCACGAGGGGCTCTCCTCCTTCCTGTGGGGCATCGCCCACGACGTCAACCAGGCCCTGGACCCGCTGGCGGCGCAGCCGGCGGCCGCCGCCACTCTGGCCCAGCCCACGGCCGCCCTAACGCCGGCCTCGCCCAGCTCGCTCGACCCCAGCTCGCCGTTCAACCAGGCACGGCAGCTCTTCGCTGGGCTGTCGGGGGAGCCGGCGCCGTCGATCCTCGACCCGAGCGCCGTGTCCAACTTCAAGTCACAGGCGATCTCGGCCGGCCTCCTGCCGGCCAGCACCCCAGTCAACGATGCCTGGGACCCGTCCCTGGGACAGACCCTGTACCAGCTCTCACAGAGCCAGTTCCAGAGCCGGATGGCCGGCAGCCGGCCGGGATCCATCTCGGCGCACAACGCCATCAACCTGCTCGGGGAGCTGGTCGACCCGAAGACCCTGCTCGGGGCGGCGGCTGGCGCCGTCCTGCACTCGTTCGTGCCGACCGGCCACGACGTCGGGGGCTTCGTCCACTCGTTCTCCTCATGGATCCACGACCCGTTCTCGGGCTCGAAGCTGCTCGGGATGCTGCGGTCCTCCGTGCCCGTGGCTCTCCCGATCATCACCGACGCCCTGATGCTTACCGGGGCCGGGGAGATCATCGGCACTGTGCGGGCCATCGGGACGGGCGCCGAGGCGATCCGGGGCCTGTACGCCGCCGGCCGTGCCGGCGAGGAGCTGGGCGCCTTCGGCAACAGCGTGGGGCGCTTCGTCACCAGCGCCACCGAGGGCCAGTCCTTCCTTGGCACGCAGCTCGCCGGCCGGGGCTTCTCGAAGACGGCCAGCCTCCTGGACCAGTGGCGCAACCTGCCGGCCAACTGGGCCCTCAAGAACGGCGTGCGCCAGGTGTACAAGGTCGGGGCAGCCGCCAACGTCGGCTCGATCCTCTCGCCGGCCACGAGCGACTACGCCCAGAGCGTGGACGCCTACAAGAACAAGGTCCTCAAGGCCCCGGGCCTGTGGGGCCCGGCGCTCGACGTCATGGGCATCGTGACGTACCCGCCCTACATCTTCCGCCCGCACCTGTTCCAGCAGGTGGGGCGTGTGCCGCAGGCGCTCATCAGCCGGCTTGGTGCCGTGGCCGACGAGAACGGTCAGCACACCATGGCGGTGATCCGGGGCCTGGCCCGGAGTGCCGAGCCGGCCTCGCCGCTCGCCCAGGGCCTCAAGGGCGTGCGGGGCCAGAGCCCCACCGATCTCCTGGCGGACCACATCGGCGGCGACAAGACCGACGCCGGCCACCTGGTCAGCTTCCTGACGTACTCGGCCGCCGTGGACAAGCGGGCCAAGGCCCTGAGCAACCTGTCCTCGAAGGACATGCTCAACCCCAACGAGTGGAAGCCGGCCTACCTGGCCAAGCGGTCCCAGGTCGTCGGGCAGTTGATTCATGTCCACGAGGGAGACGTCGACACCTTCGCCCACGTCATGTCCCAGTCCGGCGACCCGGCGGTGCGCCAGGAGGCCGAGGACATCGCCCGGCAGATCCGGGCCGGGGACACCACGCTCCAGGGCCGGATGAACGAGATGATCCGGGACCACCAGGACAAGCGGGCGGACTACGCCCAGGCCCTGATCTCGGACCTGCACCCGTCCGAGCTGGAGACCTATGTGGCCGACCAGGTCAAGAACCCCACGTTCTGGAACGACTTCCACGCCGCCAACAGCGAGCTGCGGTCGTACCTGCAGGGCGAGGGCGTGCTCGACGCCCCCGGCTACATCGTGGACGAGACCGGGCGCCCGCTCTACACCGACCTGGGCTACGAGCCGGCCTACTCCCCGAACGGGAAGCTGCTCGGCGGCCTGGAGACCAACAAGATCAGCGACGGGCTCAAGAAGGCATTCCTGGACTCGATGACGAACGGGGACCTGTCCCAGGTCAAGCAGTCCCTCGTGCAGCAGCTCTACCGCCGCATCGTCCCGGGCGACGGGCGGTTCGCCCTCGGCCGCATCGGTGAGGCCCGGAAGCAGGACGCCATCGAGCTGCTGGCCACCGTGAAGGGCCTGCAGCGCCACGTCAAGAACCTGTCCTGGCTCGACCGCAACCCGGCGGTGCAGGCCAAGCTGGCC